TCCACAATCACAGGATACCAGGAGGCCCCATCACACATATAGACTGCTTTGGTATCAGTCTCGAAGAATAACCGACCGCGATGATTAGTTAGGTCTGTTAGCGCAGTTCGTTCGGCGGTAGTGCCATCGAAGGGCGTCTGTGCTCCTAATTGCATATCAACCTCTTAGGCATCAACAAGATAACCGAATACGTCAAGGGTTGCAGTACAAGCAGCCGTTGTACCGGTAATAACTTTGATGCCGAAAACATCTGCTGCGGCACATTCGGTGTACTTGGTAACATCGGCGCCATGAATAATCATGAAGTCGGTGCCGAGAGTTGTCATGCTTACAAGAGAAACGGCCTGCCTCCAAGTATCTGCGTTGGCCCCTGTGCCTATGTCGTAGTCACTACCGCCAGCCATCGACGCCGACGGGTCTCGAACCACAATCATCATGGGATAGAACACTTTTCCTGTTGGCACAGTATACAACGTGGTCTTCGCTGCTGTCTGCATATCGACCCCGGTAACGGTTGCTACCTTGGCAATAGCGTTTTCTTTTAAGGAACTCATAGATCCTCCTAAGTTAGGGTTACAACTTCATCTTCAAAGCATACTACTTCATCCTCAAAACATACAATGTCATCCATAGGGATTAGTTGGGTCAGACTGGCTGCAGCATCACAATACCATAGAGTGGCATCATCTAATTGCAGGATTATCATTCCAATATCGGCAGCTACCAGAGCAGCCTCGGCTACATTCTTTGCGGCAACATCCGCGACTGTGCGTGCTGCAACGTGTAGGCTGTCACCTGCTTGATCTGCGTGTCTACTCATAATCAGTACTCCTCAAACGTAGATGACTTGGCAGTCTTCGTCTACAAGTGTGTCTCCATAGTTATCAACAATAAACTCCGTTGCTGGAGTGTTTAGTGACAAAAAACATCTCCTGTCCTGAATGTTTCGCTCTTGAAGCACCGTAGTACCCTTGCCGACCAGAACGGCTGCTAGAGCCATTTTAGGTGTATCGACTGTAGGCTCTACAACATCGATAGTAATATCGTTGGACGCTATTCCAGGAGCCACTCCGACAGTATTCTTGATTGGATCAAGATACACTAAGTCAAATCTTGTACCTGCAGCCGGGAGTACGAATGTAGCTGTCAGACCCCCCAAGAACACTTTCTTTGTTCCTAGGTAGGTATAGTCACCGGGCTGAACGTATAGCTGCATTGATGCTCCGTTCGGGTCTTCGCCTACACGTAACTCCACGATAGCTCTATCGAAGACATTCAGGGCATCCTTACCAATATTCAACTGATGCCATTCATGAGCCGCAGCATGATTGCCAACGATTTCTTCGGCTCTCTCCTTTGAGGTAAGTATTGCATCCATGCTTGTTCCGACAGCACCTAAAGTGCCCAACACAATGTATGGCGCTGTACCACCAACTCGCTCAGGGCTGACTTGTACCATTACATCTAGGTTATGTGACCACCCAGTCATAATGTTGAACGCAGCTACTACTTGGTTTACCTGATAATGACTTGAGCCCCCAAACAATCGTACCCAACAGTAATTGGTTCGTGATGTGCTAATAATGCCACCACGAGTGCCGATCTTGCCCCTGACAATCTGCTGCCTAGCAATATAATCTGTCTGGACTCCTTCAATTTTTTGAATCGCATCTAATATACTCATGCTGTACCCCAATCAAGTAACCCACACACGGGCATGAGGTTTTCTGGTAAGCCTTCGTTAATGCGAGCCCAGGTACCGCCACTGTTTAGCGACAGCAGTACGGAAGCATTGTATGGACTTAGAACCATTAGTATATTTGCAGTTCTTAAGTGGCGAATAAGTTTTGGAGGAGTATCTGGCCAAACTGTAGTATTATCAGATCCCTTAACGGGCAGACCACTGCTCCAGGCATTCCACTCAGAAGAATTTAGAGTACGAAGTAATGTGCTTGAAATTTCAGAAAAGGCCCAGGGACTCCCCAAGGCCATTATATCATTCTCATCAGTAGCGAGCCAGCTTAAGTCATACATCTCCTCCTGAGCTCCCCACATCGGGGAAGCGGGATTTTCGATTTGTTCTAATGTACGTCCCCCATCCGAGGATTTCCATACGCCAAATTCTGGATTATCAACCCACCACTGATAGACAGCGTTACTACAATAGCCAAGCCAGACAACATCATTGTTTGACAGGGGAGACAGGTAGCTAATGAAAGGTACAAATATACGTCCTGGGACATGCATGACATTTCTATAATGACTATTACCAGGGACAAAATCGCAAATCGCGGAGCCGTCGGCTTCGCAGATAAATATTCGACATGCTTTGTACAAATCTGGATCACCAGAAGCAAGGTGTCCACCGGAGCTAAAATAGATTCTAGGTGGTGGTGGGGCCCAATACGGACCACTGCTAATCTGCAAACTGGGGTACTCTGCTTCTATTCTCCCAGCCTGACCACCAGTTACGGTTACTCGAACAGATTCGACAAATGCTTGAGCTTGGTCTACCCAAGTCATAGTATCAACAATATACGCATCGAATAAGAGATATCTAGCATAGACCCTCTCTACGCCCACTTTTGTCCAAACCGTTCTCCACGCTACCGCTCCCGCTTCTATCCAGAAAGCGTCGGCACCCTCAGTATCCCAGGCTGTAGATACCCCATAACCAAGACTATCGCGATTATACAGCATAAACCCGAGATCTTTTAGTGGGTTTGGATTATCTGGAGCATGCTTAAATGTCATCTCAGGCACTATTTTGAATCCCGCCTCATGTCCACCTTTTACCTCAATCGTTTCCAAATAAAACATAGCACCAAGATCAACTACAAAGTTTATCAGCCGTTCAGTTGCACCTAATACAGGATGTGTCCCTGCTCCTACCGTAGCTGTCCAGGTAAGCGGTTTAGATCCATCATCGTGGAAAGCTCTTACCTCTGTTCCATTTTCGTGGGCCACATCAACATAATTTGCACCAGAATTTATGGTAAGCCCGCCCATAGCAACTTCTGAATTAGTGGGTCTATAATATGTAGAACCGTCATAATAAGTAACAGGAAGTGGAAGCCATGTCCAAGTATCTCCGGCATCTAGTGTAACGCCTAGGTAGGCATCCATTTGAGCTGCATTTCTGTATGCGTAAACTACATACCGTTCTGGCAGTGTAGTGTCAGCTACTATCTTATCCAGACGGCCAGCTTCTGCACTATCGCCATAGGCATCCCAATTATCGAGTTGTAGCCAACCTGTCGGAGCTGTGGGGTAGGTAACATTCCACTTCGTCCAAGTCCAAGCATTTTCGTCATCGAGTACTCCTTGAAATACGCCCTGAGACGTTGCAATGACTACATCTGTTAATCTACCAAGTTCTTGTCTATGTGGATTGAAGCACATGTCAAAAACCTGCAACGGGTCTGTAGTGCTAAAAGGCGAACTGCGAGGAGTTATTGATTCCCAGTAGCCTAGGCCCGCCTGGCGACTATAGACTCCATTCTCGGTGCCTAGGTATGCAATACCGTTCCAGCCGGGAATCTTCCATGACGGAGTTCCTGGCGGAGCAGGGATTTCCGGTGGAGACGTGTAGTCTCCAGTTACCCCAGTAGTACCTGTAGCTTCAGTGTCGATTTTAGTGTCGGTAAGCAACGTAGAGGCCTTGGAGTCGTACTTAAGCTCAACAGAGCGTACAATTAGTTTTTCATCCATCCATTCGATGCCGCGCTTGTTGTCGGCAGCAGCTACGTCCATTGTAAGCCATGCCTGCGGAGCGATGTCGAGGAAGCTAAAATTGCCCTGCAGCTTGATGGGTATGCCTTTCCACGTATTTGCTTCATCGAGTACATATCCCGCCGTAAAGTTAGCCTCACTTAGCTCTTCAAATGCAAGACCCTTCTTGAACAAGTCTTGACCGTCCTGTTTTGGGCACCTGCCGGGAGCTTGTCCAATATAAGCTGTCCCCGTTCGACCATCCCAGTGTACTCCTGCGACCTCGACAAATTTTACAGGAGCAACTTGTTTGCGAGGGAAGGTTATACCTTCCCGTAAGTGACTATCCTTGTCAAGTTTCATTAGTTCGACAATGCTGCTACGCTGGCCACCAATCCGGCACTGCACATCGCGGTCTATGAAGATAGAGCTTTGTTTGTCGGATAGAACGCGGCCTATGCAGACCGAGGCAGAGTAGTCATCAAGTTGACGATAGATACTTGCCGAGGGAAAGTCTTGAGCAGCAATGTTAGTATTGTCGCCTAGGATGTTAATGTCAGTCATCTGCATCAGTGTAGTATGCCACTTAATGAGGTAATAGGCAGCACGGTCAATCTGCAGTCGATACATTTTATACCAATCGGTGCATTCTGTACCGTCGACGGTGCCCGGAGTGTTTCTTGCATCTTCCACCGTACAAGGGAAAGCATTCCGCGCTTTCATTATCCCGTCTAGGGTGACAATTTCGAATTCAACGTAGCGTTGACCTTTTTGGTCGAAGTCTACTTTGGTAGATTCTTCTACAATCCAACCACGTAACTTAATGTTTTCTCGGCCAGGGTAACCACCAATTGACTGTTTGGTGTCACCATACCACTCCTCCGCAAAGAGAATGATTTCTGCTCCATCAGGAAACTCGTCTGTGTCTGCATCGCCGAAGACACGTATCTTTCCCGTCCATCCACCGGATTGCCAGTCGCCCCTCAAAGATAGAAGCTGAAAGTCTGTATACGGCGAACCTACACCCGTTCGCGGGAGAATATGAATGTACCTGTAGCCCGTATGCGTCTTAGCCGCTGCTCCGCCACCCTGATCGTTTGCCACTTCCAGCGAGGCTAAGTATCGCCCCGTTGCGTTATACGCGATGGTATGTGGAGCGGCCTCGGTACCAAGCGTTGCCTTGTCGGCAGGAGCACCCCCAGCGAATTGCCAGTCACATGTTGCAGACAGGCCCATGTCCCCGGAACCGTAGTATCCGACTGCTATTGCGTAGCTCCACTCCCCAACGAAGTCTACGTCTACAGTAGCCTCATCTAGGAACGCTATAGCTGGCGGCCCCATAATAGCAACTGGAGCTAGTTGTCGAGTCTGGCCATGCTTGGTATTTACGAACGCTTCGTCGAAGTCTTTGTACCAGTAATCTTTCCCCCCGGAATAGACAATTCGGGGAAAGACTGACCACAATTCAAAAATTGGAAGGATGGAAACATATTTGTCATTGCTCCAAGTAACGTCAGGATTTTCTGCTACTGTTATAGTACCAGTAGCCCCACCAGAACAAGACTTGACTCTCACCTTAGCAAGATCACGTCCACCCGGAGTGGAGCCGAGAATCAAAGTCATTCCAGACAACACACCAGAGCCACTGCCATTATCGTAGTTGAATGTGTGCGTGTCCACATTATAGAAGCCGTCTTCTTGGCATGTAAAAATAGGGTCGGGATTATCAACATAGAGGTACATTTTTGTCTTTTGAGGATGAGTTTCTAGTAATGTTTTTTCGGCCTCAGTCAAAGCTCTGCGCATTAGGAAGCAACCTCCAAGTTGGTGAACTCAATTTTCAATTTACGGTAGTAGCCACCCATGACCCTATCCTCTTCAGTGTCCTCGGGCCAATGCATGATGCCAGTGAGCGTCAAGAACGTACCGTCGTCAGATCGGGTCTTAATAAAGATAGTATCACTCTTTAGATATGTTGCACCACTGGTAACATAAGCACGGAGTGTGTTTAGATCCACCTGCGAAATAATGTCGAAGTGCCAGGCACAACTTGGTAATCCGTCACCTTCGGTTTGGCCATCTCCTCGAGTGTAAACTACTGGCCACCGGACAAATTCTCCCGTAGGCACGACACTAATTATATCTTCTACGTATAGCATCGTACCCAATGTTGCTCCAATCTTATATTCGTAGTCTGCCATTACCGGGATACCCTCCTACCCACTTCTGCAAAGACTTCTTCAATGATTGGCACGACTACAGCTTCAAGAGACTCCTGGTCAATGTGGTCGGGTACTCCTTGGAACTCAAAGACATGGTGCGTAGAGCCACCTATACTCAGTGCGTCCGTTAGGGCACCCTGTGTAAGTGGACCTAAGTGCTGCTCCAGGTTACGAGTTGTATCTGTGTTAAGGACAAACTCTCGACCCCGTTCACCCGTCATAATTGGACCCAAAGCATACCCACCGCTAGCAAACCCCGGCAGGTCCCAACCCCAATTGCCGTAGGGCTGGGCTACGCTACCTCCGTAGGGAGCCCAATCCCCAATCTGACCTCCAGCTACTGTACCTGTAGGCGGGTGACCTATAGGCCACGGCATCGGAGTAGGTGACAGCTCCGTAGGAGACGTAAAGGCCCAAGCGTTCTCTGTACTTCCTCCGCTGCTGCCCGAGAGCATTTGGGACATTCGTGCATAAAGAGGGCTCATGTTCGTTATGAAGTCTTGAGCCTGCTTGAGGAGGTTCGCGTAGTGCATCCGAACGTACTCCTCCTCTGTCTGCATCAAGCCCCACACCCGACCAATGTGCATGAGTAGCTCCATACGTTGTAGCCGACCCTTTTCCTCTTCGGCTACTCGTGCCTCTTCCTTACTACGCTCGTACTCAATTGCCCGCTCCCCCTGTGCACGCTCAAAGTCTTCTTGTCGCTGTTCTGCCTGCAGATCGAAGTTCTCTTGCAGGTCTGCTTCCTGACGCTCGAAGCTTTCCACCGCATCGGCTCGCTGCTCCACAAACTGCTCCTTGAGCTCCTCTCTACGCTCCTCCCCGTCCTCTCTAAGGTCGTCGATACTCTGCTGAGTATCCTTACGGACATCCCCCTTCTGATCCTCACGATCTTCGATCATCCGTGAACGACGCTTCTTGTACTCCTTCATCTCCTTCAGGATAGCTATAGCGTCACGCTTGGCTATATGTTCCATCATGACATCATCGTAATCTTCTTTTAGACGACGTAAGCTCTTCTGGAAGTCCTCCTCCCCATTGAGTAGCCTCTCGTGCTGCTGCTCCCGAATGTCCGCTTCCTGTTCTGCACGGTCCTCAACTAGGTCAGCAAAGGCTCTAGCCTCTGATACGTCGATGTCGGCCATTTGACGTTCGAGGTCTTCCTTAGCCCGTAGTCGCTGCCGATCGAAGCTCTGCTGGGCTCGTAGTACTTGGCGCCCAAAGTCTTTCTCAGTCCGTATTCGGTCGCGATTGAAGTCTGCATCCCGCCGCTTCCACTCCGCCTCAAAGTTTGCCTTCTCGAGGAACGCCTGTTGCTTGTATTCGTACATCGCCTGTGCAACACTAAGCTGTGATGTCATTACAGGTGCAGGAAGCGACTCAAATATTCCACCGACGGGTATTCCAGCTCTAATAGCTTCTACTTCCTCTTCACGCTTCCTAGTAAGGTCTGCATAGTGTTTACCTCTAAAGGTATATTTATCTACAATGTCCTTATCAGAGACTCCCAACGCCTCGAAGATTGTACCTACAGGTAGTGGTACGCCGAAGGCAGGCGACCCTGGGAGCTGTGTTCCTATATCCCACATTGCAGCAGGAATACCGAGGAGACCCATGTCCCAGTATGGCTGAGCTTTTTCCTCTATTGCTCTTGGAATGCCAAGGTCCCACTTTTTACCAATTTCCCATACTATTAAGCGGAGAGCCTCAGAAATTGCGATCGTCGGAAGTATGACCTTTCCAGCCGCTATAGCTCCAGCATACACACCTTTCCATACTGACTGTAGCTTGTTAAGACCTGCAGGAGGTATCACAACATACTGCTTATTATATTCTTCTACTCGCTGCTTAGTAGTCATACCCATGAACGCTTCGTAAGTCGTGCCCCCACGAGATACTCCTCGCGTGGTAATCTCGTCAAGCATCGTCCGCATCCCGAACTGAGCAACTGCCAATTGGAACTGTGCTACTGCTGACTGGAAGATTAAATAGTTAGCAGCAATACCAAGAGCTGTTCCTGCAACTCCCATCAACTTACCTATACCTACTAGCGCTACTCCGGTACCACCAAGAATCGTACCGAGGAACGGGAACTTCGCAGCAAGCCGAGTAAGCCCTGCCGCTATGTCTGCTATCGACTCTAGTGGCCCTGACATTGTCTGACCCCAGGCATCTCCCATAGCTATAGCAGCAGCTTTCCACGACTGCTCAATACGTGCAAGCTTTGTAGACAGCGCATTCTCAAGGAGATCGACCTGACCCTCCATTAAGTCGGTAGCAGACTCCACTGACCATGCAATGCCAGTAGTTTCCTCAACGAACCCCTTGTAAGCCTCTGTCTCCGCGTCGCGTACTCCTATCATTATGTTAGCATACGCTCGCATTGCATTGATACCATGCTTCCGAGCTTCTGTCTGGACACTAACTAGCTGGGTTATAGCTGGCAGCGACCGTGCAGTATTTACATTAGCAAGGAACTCTACCTTTGCTGCCTCAGTCATATTTTCAGTTGCAGCAGCAAGTAGGTCGATGTGCGCCGCGTACCCCATATACTCTCCTTCAGGGAACACAACATCCTTCCATGACTGCCCTACTGCAAGAGTAGAGGCTAACACCTTGTTCATGTTCTCTTCGTAGTCCCCAGTCGGCTTAACGGCGCGTACAAAGAACATTCGCTGAGCTCTACCAGCCATCGAGCCTCGTATGTTAGCATCTGCTAGCATACCAGTAGCAGCTCCAACTTCCTCAAAAGCTACACCCAAGTCGCGTGCTAGAGGACCTACCATCTTAAACGCTTGTCCGACGTCCGATAGTGTCGCGAACGACTTAGCTGCAACGTAGTTGAGTACTGCTGAGATGTAGTTTACATCCTTAAGCCCCATGCCAAACTCAGCCATTGTACCGCCGACGGCCTGCATTGTAGAATCCAACTGCTCACCACCTAAAGCTGCTAGGTATTGAATCTGGATCGTGTCCGCCAACATTGCGTTGACTTCTTCTTCGCTCTTGACAACCATACCAGTACCTGCAGCCCACTGACGCATACCCTCAGCAATCTCTGTAGGGCTAAATAGACCAATGTCTGCCGAGGCTTGTAGTGCTGCACGTGACAGCTCTCCATGCAACTCAATAGGAGCTTCCATAGCTGCACCAGCTCGAGTAACTGCAGCATCAAACTCCCTGAATGCGTCTGAGGATATCGCTAAGGTATTCAGGATCTTCTGTCCAGCTCCCTCGAAGCTACGCCCGACCCACTCCATAGCATAGCCTAGCCGTCGTAGGCCAAAGTACTGCATCGTAGCTCGGTTTAGCGCTTGCCCAAATTCGTCGGCGTACTTACCCGCATCCATATATACCCAGGGGTCCCAGGGAGCTCCTCCACCAGCACCGCCAGCACCGCCAGCACCGCCGGTAGTTATAACAATGGGACCTCGCGGGGGAGCTCCTCCACCAGTTCCTCCTGCTCCTGCTCCCGCGGCAGGAATTCCATACTGTTGCTGCAGAGCTGCAGTCGTATCTGCTTCTTGAGCAGCTGCTGCCGGTGCCGCACGTACCTGTGCTGCTGTCAACCGTGGCCGAGCTGCTGCCTTAGGCATGACGTGAGCCGTAATAGGAATACGCTCACCGCCAGCTCCAACTCGGTAGACACCTTCAAGCTCCTTCTCTGTCTGTACAACCTCTTCCTTATCCCGTTGTCTCTGGTCCGCATGTACCTTGCGCTGCTCAGCCATCTCTATAGCTCGAGAGGCTTCCCAGATCCGTTGCGTCTGTGTGCCGGCTATTCCGATACGAGCTCTGGTTGCCCGCGCTGCTACTGTTGTTGTCTGGGCCAGATCGGCGTTAGCTGCAGCAACATTCTGCTCAGATTGTGTCCTAGCCCCGATCATTCGAATAGCTGACCCAACAGCCTCCGCGGCTAGCTGCTCACGTACCTGCTCAGCTTCGGTAACCCTACCTGCTAGGGCTACTGCGGCCTCCTTCTGGGCTATCTCGACGGCCAATGCTGCAGCAAAGTCAGCCTGTACCTGTGTAACCACCCTAGCCTGAGCTGCAGCTTGCTCCCCACCAGCGTCATAGCCAGGTAGCGCAGCTCCTCGTGGTGGTGTAAGTAGGAATTCGGGGTCGACCATTCGCCAGTCGCGAGCTCTGCCAGGTTTGGGAGGTGCAATAAGCTGCTCTTCGACAAAGTCTCGGTGAGCTACAGTAGCTCTAACCCAAAAGTCTACCTTGCTCTCTACAACGCCGTAGTGCTGTGCAGCAGCTGTCTTTGCCTTCGCATAGTACTTTTGTGCAGCCTGTAGCTTGTCAGCCTCAAGTCGTAGTGCTTTCTCAGGAGTGAAAACAACATCCCAGTCGGATCCTGGCCGTGCTGTACCCTGAGCTCTACTACCTGCAAGAGCAAATTCTCCTGCTATCGAGGGCCTTGGAGGAGTTATGAGACCGGGAAACGGTGCTGTTGGGCCATACATTTGGGGAGCAAGAGTACCACGCCACTGGGGTAGCTGGCGAAGTTGTGCAGCTCTACTGATACCTGTCGGAAGCGCTAGCACAGGGGGGCCGGGGGGTAACCTTAGTGGATACTCACGCGTAATAATCTCTTGAGCTACATCACGCAGTAACGCCTGAGCTTGTCGCTCTGCTCCGCGGCGTATTTGAGGCTGGTCGTAAAGGCTCGGTTCCGCGACAAACGAGCCTCTCCGTGCTAACGCTTCCGTAGAAGCTTCTCTAACAAATGCTGCTCGGCTCGTTGGGTCTATTGGAGGGCCTGCAGGGGCTGACACTGCTTCGTCAATAGCCCTGTTAACTTCAGATAGCTCGCGACGGATCTGCTGCTTAGATGTGAGCTGTGCTGCAGGAGACGTAACATTCCTAACAAGTCGAAGGTAGTCATCTCGGTAGGTACCAACGAACTTGTTGAAGTTCGCCTCCGTCCGACCTACCATGGTGAGGATGTTAGCTACACCCTCTTTACCAGCTGCAGGCTCCCTCATAAGTCTGGTGCGCTCGAAGGAGAATTCCTCAAACGCCTTCATCACCCTAGGTTCTACCTTAGCAAGGAGAGCTGCCTCATGTCTATGTCGTGACTCGACATCCTGAAGGCCTTGTAGCCCCTCGAGTTGTAGGGCTATCTCCATGCGGCGCCGGTGCAGGTCAGAGGCTCCAACAGGCTGGTCGTACATCCTAAAGCCGGCTGCAGTTGTCTCATACTCAACAGCAGGGATCTCTTGTTCTTTTGATATTCTCTTGGCCTCACTAAGTCGCTGCGCAGCTACTTGGGTCTTAGAAAGGGGCTGAAGCTGCTCGGGTGATAGGAGTATGCGGTTCGCCATCTTCTGGAACTCCGCATACTGTCGCAGCTGAATCTCAAATAGCTCCATCTCAGCCTTGCCGGCACCTGTCGGCAGGACCGGTCGGTAAGCCTCAGCTCCGCGGGGTGATCGTTGAAGAGTACCAACTTTGACCTCACCCTGCTCGTTGAAGTACACCGCGGCAGGGAGTTTCTTTACGTCCAGGCCACCCATACCCATTGCGGACTTAAGCTGGTCAGCTCGAGACTGCCTAGCTCCAGCACGGAACAGCGGCTGTATATACTGACCGAAGGTAGTTTCTAATGTATCAAGTTGACGCTTGCGTCTGACGAGCTCCATAACGTCTGGAGCGGCTTGAACAGGGTTAGTAGTAATTGGAGGGAGGCCAATTGTAATCTGCTCCATACCACGAGCACGAACACGCCGGGCCTCTCCTCCAGCCTGTTCTACCTCGGCAAGGTAGTCGCCGAGCTTTTCCTGCACCCTACTCACTAATGCAGCGGTACGCTTCTCTGAGATCTGGAAGTTCTTGGTCATTACCTCGACGAGTCGCTGCTGTGACTGGAGTGACTCAGTTGTAAGCTCTCCTTGAGCATGCAGACCCGCGATCTGTTCGGCGACGGAGCGAGCGGTTATGTAGCCGCCAGAAGATGTTCTCTCTCGTTTCGCTGTGTCAGCGGCTCCAACGGGTCGTCCAGCCTTTCCCGTTCGAACTACTTCGACCCCCGCCTTCCTGGCGGTGCTAGCTAGCTCGGCAAAGGCTCCAGTAGCCTCCTTAGTCTCGGTAGTGAGTTGGTGGAGTTCCTGTGTTGGCGTTCCTACGTATCCCGAGAGTGACTTGAAGTGAGTGTTGAGGTCCCTAGCAACCGTAGAAGCCTTGCCGGCTTCTACTTGGATCTTCTGGAGAGCGAAGGTGCCAGCTCTGAGGTTAAGTACGAGGTTGCGAGCTTCCTCGCTCGATGCTATCTGTTCAACTGTAAACTGCTTCTGCAGCCGGGTAAGTTGTTTAATCGAAGCCGATCGATCGACTGCTATTTGCTTGAGCCTATTAACATCGTACTCGATAGCCTTAGGGCTCGCAGTAGAAGCCTCAACAGCCTTCATAGCACTGGCGATTTCGGCCTTCAGCCGCTCAGCCCTTAGTTCGATCTCATAAATGATTGAGTACTTTGATTGAGGCATAACTTACCTGCCTTCTAGAGGTTTATTCAGTCTAGGTATTATGATCTCGTTGTAGATCCGCCGACCTACCCGCTGACCCTCTCGACCAATTGGAAGCATCGGCCGAGACGGAATCGTAGCGATCCAAGGCTCCCAATCGTACCCAGTTTCGGCCTTGATCCTGGTGCGGCCCACAATGTGCTCACCGAAGTGGTGAGTCTTAAAGAGTGGATGGGCCTCGTAGTCGAACCTAACAAACGAGTTGGTGGAGCCACTAGTGGGGCGAACGATGTAGAAGCCTCCGAGGGTAGCCTTTTTCAGACCCCCGGTCCGCTGTAAGATCTTCCCTAAGAAGACCCTCTTCTTACTCCTACCGCGAAGCCGCTTCTCGACCGTTTGCTTCGTCAAATTCGGCCAGCGAGGAATACCCTCACTGTCGAATATCCGAGAGGTCTCTTGTTGTAGGAGTGCTACAATGTCTACCGGAGACTCAGCTATTACTTGGTTGATCCGGTTACGGGTCTCCTTAACAAGGTCATCAACAGCTCCACGGATGACCTCTTTACACGCAGCCTTAACCCTAAACCTTATCTGCCACTCCATTACGCACCTGCCCCTTCATTGCACCTGGCGGGGTCGTACTTCCGTCGAGTAGGGTCTCCATTCGCTTCTTTCGCCACGAAATGATCATAAGATCATCCAAAACGGCTTCTGACTGCTCCATAATGACTGACGGAGGATACTTCCACTCAAGGGCATCTAACAACTTAAACACTGACCAGGCAAGATCTAGGTCGTGGAGATCCCAGTCGCTCTCTGCCTCGTCGTCTTCGTCTTTAGCTGGAGAATCTTTTGCTCTGAGCCAGACGATGAGTTTCCTGTCAAGCTCTTCTCGTCGGCTGGCCCGAGCTCTTCCCCCTCTTTTTGCTCCTCCGTTGCTAGGGTCCCTTTAGCGGGTTGTGGGAGCCAGTGAGGGTTCAATTCGAAGATATTCTCGAGCCACTCTACTACTAGCTGCTCAGGGAGCTCCATAAAGTCGGCGGGAGTTATGTCTAGGGTGAGTGCAACCTTGGCCCCCTCCAGGTTCTCCACGCTTGCAGTCCCGGCGATACACGCTGGGTATGAACTCGTGTTGATCATGTACTCGGTAAACGCATCGTCGTCAGCAATGAACTGATCGATGCCCCCCTTATCCTTCTTCCAGATAGAAGCAGCCATTTGGGAGTGCTGTTCTGCCTGTATGGATGACCTCTTTGCTCCTATGGCAACTGTAGCGGCCCTTACCGTGATCGATACGTCGTATTCACTGTCTTCATACAGAAACGTTTTTATCTTCATTGTTACCTCCTAATCGTTCTGGATATAGGGCTCTACCGAAGTAGAGCCCTACTACTACTACCACTACTACTCGTAGTCGTACTCCACAACCAACTTCTCCCCAGTCGCCGAGCCATCGTCTAAGGTGACAACCTTAGCAACTCGGGTCCAGTCAGTCGTTGGTACGAGGTTCACTCCGTTCTGGGCGATCACGATCTCGCCACCACTAGAAACAGGAGTCTTCGTTAGCGTGAAGTCCGTTTCAATTCCATCGAGGGTGAATACGTCGATCCAGAATTTGTACCGTGAGGTTACAATCAAGTAAGGACACTTAGTGAACCCGTGTATAGCCTCTGTAAAGGACGCTCCAAACTCGTCAACGCTTGCGTCGTTTGCCGCAATCGAATACGTGAACTCTCCAACAGCCGCATCTTCCATCGCTGCCGGCCTAAGCGCTGCCTCGCAGGCTAGAAGGACATACGTCTGCCATACCTTAGTGCCGAAGTACGAAGAGTCATCGTCCGAGTCGATTGCCTGACGACTACCCCACAATATAATTGTGGGCTCTTCGCCCTGCTTGTTAGATGCGATACCAATCTTCTTGAATGGAGGACTACCAAATTGCTCCGTATCGGTTAGCAACGCAACTATGTCTGCTTGGGTCTTTGACACTCGCAGCTCCCCCGTCGGCATGTCCGTAGGCGGAAGCTGGAACGTGTAGTACGGACGATCGTCACCTCGTGCCGTTACACGTTGTGGGTCTGGAACCGTAATGGTCAACGCCGCTGCTCCCTGGATCTGCAGCCCTGCGTAAGCAGTTCCAACTGCGGTTCCTGAGGGAATCTTGAACGTTCCGTCAGTATCGCGAAGGGCAACTCTGACGTGTCGTAGACCAATACCAGTTGATATCTTTGCTCCAGTAAAAGCCATTATCTTGTACCTCCTTATCAGTAAGTTTCAGCTGTTTCAACTATAGCTACAAAGGTTAGGGCGTCGTAGAAGACAGCAAAGTCCAAATCGTACATATCACCACTCGACCCTTCGAAGCTACATGTAACTAAACCCTGCATTGTATCACCAATGTCTACAAGCACACAGTGGAAGTACTTGAGCACCTTTCGAATCATTGTACGAACTTCCCGTATGTTACTAAAGCCCTTCTGTCGATCATAGATACGTACGACCACCCTCTGTTGGGTGAAGTTGCGACTGAGCTTCTCACTCCCGTCGAATTGTATAGCAACACATAGTGCAAGATCTGAGTTGCCCCCAGTCCTACGGGTGCCCTCAAAATCTGTTAGTCTCTTTGCGGTCACGTCCCCGGCTTCTAACACACTAGTAGCTCCCGATACTAGCAGGTCCCGAACGTCTGATGCGTCATCGTCGGTCTTGAGGAAGTTGAACACAGCAGCTGCTACGTCGTAGTTACTCGGAGCCATCGTCGAAGTTCTCCTCTGTTACCGGGACAGCCATCCCGCAACCAAGACACACAATGAATAACGCCCGATCCTTGTCGAGGCGCACTCCTACGTCTGAGGACCAACACTTTCGGCACACAAACCCCTCAACAGGATCCGCAATGATTCTAGAGGGACGTATGTACCTGTGAAACGCCTCTCGGTTAATCATGTCTTCGGGCATCACTCACGCTCCTTAGCTAGAATGTCAACGTGATCAGGGTATACATCACTATGTACCACCAGCAGATTGTGTGTCGTAGTAAAGCTGTCGTCGTCGGCCTGCGTAGCTATGATTAGATCTCCGGTTACAATTTTAGGAGTATCATACGAGGCAAGTATACCCCAAATGCCCATAGCTACTGATCGCTCACCATCTAAGCGATAACCTAGCCGCTCCGCAGTCACCGCTCGTAGTAACGCAGTTTCTACCGAGCCCGTAAAGGAGAAGGTTGTAGGGTCATCGCCGGAGTCTGCAGCTTGTCGGTACACCGTACAGACCCACGGGTCTGCATCGATTATACTCTGCGTATCGCGGCGACGTGCTACCCTATCACGCATACTGATCCTCCGTACCTCTGCTGAACTCCGCGCTGTAACTCACTAACCCTCTTAGCAATCGAGTCAGGCAAATGTTTCTTAGTAACCTTTCCGAGACCACGAACGTAATCGGGCTCAGTCACGAAGCTGTTAGCCCAAGGTGTTAATAGCTCTACTACAACTAGGTCCCTAAGGATCTCTAGGTCCTCTGCAGGAACCGTTGCTAAGTTAGTATTATCCACACTTACCGCGTGGCCCTTGTAGTACCTATAAGGTACTACTATTACGGAGGTTGGAATCGGCGAGAGCCGAACAGTTCCTGAGGGACCTTCAACGATGACCTCCCAGTACCCTCCGTAAACCTCGATCTTGTGTGCCCTATCAATGTTAAGCACTACCTGGTCGGCTATATTAGCCGCAATCGGCTTATCTGCCCACAACTGAAGATCCTCCGAGGTACTGTACGGCGACCCGTAAGGCCAGTACTCCAATTCCAGAAGCTGGATACAATCACTTGGTAGTGTATAGTCGTAGGTGTTAGCTACAGTGGAAAGTGACGTAGTAACGACTATTGGGTTATATCTACTGTAGTACCGAAGTGCAGCCAACTCTGCACGAAGTATTCGAACGTCCGTAATAGTCTCTGCAGTGTATACATCTCGTACTGCTTCCGACAGTGCCGCAATAGTAATCGCCATCTTACCAAGGCCTCCATACCGCATCTACCGAGCGTCCATGTCGAATCAACGTTCCCCTAACCGGCAGACCAGGACCGTGGATCGCAAAGTAGATATGTTGGTTACTACTATAGTAGTCGCTCTCAACTACGTTAAAGCTCTTGAGTATGTCGAGCCACTGCTCCTTCCGCATCAGTCGTTCGGTGCCTGTCTTAACGGGATAGTACACTGACGGAACGGAGAACACAAACCACTCACTGAGCTTAAGTACTGTCATCAGGATACGTCGTATGTCTCCGTTGGAGTAGTGCTCCAGCATTCCCTGACTAGTACACATGAGGTTCTCTCGTACCATTCTATATCTGTTTAGAAAGTTGGCACGGAGGTCGAGAACGTCGAGCCCTACTAGCACAGGGGGGTGGGGTAATCCTTCGAACAGTAGTTGACAACTCGCAAAGACAGACGGATCCTTGTCAATCCCAATGACCCGAAGTCCTCTGTCCGCAAACATCTTCGTCGTAACCCCGCTGCCAACCCCGAGATCGAGAATGGTCGCATTGGGCGGCTTGAGTCTAACTACTGCCCGTACAAAGGGGGCATGGACCCTTGAGAGCTCCTTAACTGTTCCGGGGTCGTAGCTTGAGTACGTTTCCGTATTGGGCTGTGTGAGTACTCGGCGGTGGTCAACTGTAGCGAATGGGTTCTCAAGTGCGTCGAAGGCTGTCTTAAAGTCTGCGGCGACTCGATCGCCACCCCAAGTATTCGAGAACCAGATAGCCCCAGCGGCAGCCCGTGCGTTAGCCTCCTCTCGGTGATTGTAGATAGACCGTAGAACGTCTACTGCGTAATCCCAATCCGGGATGCTCCACGTACCACCAAGTCTGCACTCCTCAACTCGAGAGTCTGGAACGGGCCAGTCGTACTTTGGGTCACAGACAGCTAGGTGCCCAGTGTTCTCTGACAGAATCGTCGGAACCCCCATAGCTATTGCTTCGCGAGCCGGCATTCCAAACCCTTCTCCCTTAGACAGGATCAGTGCACAGTCAGCAGAGTCTACGAGCTCACGCATCTGCTGTCTGGTCCACCTCTGGTCACTGTAGATCTTGATCCGGGGATCATCCAGCTCGGGAAGCTGGTGGTGATCGTAGCCAAAGAACCCCGTGCGCGTCTTGAATACCATTTCAACATCTGGGTACTTATCGATCGGAAACGCCCTCTTGAATACCTCAACGGTTTCTACGGGCGATTTGCGCGCTGTTAATATTCCGAAGCTGATGATCCTAAACTTATCCTTAGCCTTACGAGGAGTTGGTACTGTGCCTCTCGGTGCGCAGAAGATCGGGTCGATTGCTAGAGTGGTTACGTAGATCGGCCGTCGGACGAACTCAGAGAATACATCCTTGCTATACTGTGTAGGCACGAACAGGGTGTCGACATCGTTGCAGGAGTGCAACCATTCTGGGTGGGTCTCCAGAGGATCCGAAGCTTCGTACATTGTCAGACCGATCTTGTATGGCGTCGGCAGCTTCTCGAACTCGCTTGGAGTCGCCATACACAACCCCACAAGGTGGGGCACGTCGATGGGCTTCTCGAGTAGACTAATAGTCTCGGGTAGCAGGCCCTCTTTTATTAGGAACCACAAGTGTCTTGCGGATAGCTTTACTCCGTGTGAGGTAAGGCAGTGAACAATGTTCTCCGCCGCAGTAGCATAGCCATCTCCCACAGAGAACGGAGACATCCAGAGGAGGTTATACGCTTCCTCCGAGTCAACCCAAACTCGCCTGTTGTCTGGGATAGCAGACTCATCCAGCTCGGCCATTCCACGAGCCTTGAGCCACAGTGCAGTATCCCAAGGCACAGGCTCCGACCATACCCCGGGCATTAGAGTTAGGTGAATGTTCGACATTACCTGCACCTTGCCGGTAACGTTCTTTACACTGACAGCATCCATAGCACCTCCGTTCGTGTAGCCCCGGGGTAGGACTAGACCAGCAGTCCGACCCCGGAGCCATGACAGGTCGATTAGGGCGATTAGGTCAGTTAGGTTATCGTAACCGTCCCAAACAACTCTGCCACAACCATCTTCTTCGCGTTTCTGGTCCGCACGTTTCGAGACCACTTATCCGTGTTCAGGTAAGCACCCGGAAGAGTGCTATCGTCGTACGGGAGAAACTCTGCATACACAAGTGGCATTGCTGCCAAAGGAATATACGGTGCGAAGATGTACCCTGCATCTGTCTGCGACCTGGGGTACACACCCATAATTGCTTTACTGGCGTTGATGTACACCGAGGTGTACACATCCCATAAGCCATTCAGGGTTCCGATAAGCTCAACACCTACCGTTGAGGGGTTCAGGTCCGGCCGGGCACGTGGCTCAGCCTTGTAGTCTGAAGCCTTGCGAAGCCACTTGATGACGTTTCTTCCGGCCACAAGGTAATCAGCCTTGCGGTAACGGTTCGCGAAGATCAGATCCTCAGTGTCGATGAACGCGTGGACCAACGTTTCAGCCCACTCCTTCGTCGTGTAGCCAGCTGGCACCGTACTTGACCAGTTGGTATTTCCGGCTCCTGCACCATTGAGTACTTCATTGAGGCATCGTTCTTCAAGCTCGCGCGTGATTTCAGACGCCATCTGATCAATGAGTTCGGCCTCAACGTCGATGCCTAAGGCACCACGTGCGTCCTCCATCACCTCAGTTGACCAGGAAGCACCTAGGATATCCTTGGTGGCCGTGAACGTCTCCGATGTGATGACCATCTTGAGACGTTTCGGGACTCCGTTCTCGATGTTGTAGGCGTAAGGGCTGTCGGGAACAGTGACAGATGAGTCCGAATCGTCCTCCCTTTGGAAGTCCTGGTAGAAGACCCGGCCCACACCGCCTGACATTGCTGGCAGAGGCTGTACCGATGCAATCTTCATCAGGAACATCTCCGGGAAGACTTTTCTTATGATGGGCAATGCGTACTTCTGGGGCAGAGTCAGGTCAGTAGTCAACGTAGCCTCAAGGGCTGTTCCCTGAGCTGAGAATATCGCCTGGTTCTCGAAGATCTGGGCCATTGCCGGCCAGTAGCTCTTGGGGATCGGCTTTAGCCCATACGCCTCCCCGTCCAAGTACCATTCCCACTTCTTTACTAGGGCCTCACGCTCCATACGTTGCTGCTTCTGCTGCATCGTACCCTCGCCGAGGTTGTCTAGCATCTCTTGGTTAAATGCGTTCATGTTAGATCCTCCAAATCCAAAAAATCCAAAATCTGTCTTTAGGTTGTCACCCTAAGCAGGCCGCCCGCCCGCAAGTCGAATCATAGTTTGTTGGTCCTCGTTCACTCTGATCTTTCTTGCGGTACTACTTTGGGCACGATCGGGTGGGTGCGCAGCTCCGTCGACGTCCCCGCTCTCGCTTGTACTGTTAAGCGAGCTCGCTAGGGCCTCGTCTAGTGCGTCCTTGATCGCGTCGTGAGCAAGGGCCTGTACTTCCTCCTTCGTTGTCGGCTTACCGGCACGAATCTTCTCCGCTACCAGCTTTGACACGCCAACGTGGGCTGCCTCGGCGATTGCAAGCTCTACATCTAGCTCACCAACTCGCGCCTTAGCAACGGTCAGGTCCTCATTCAACTTTACAGACTCCTCAGGGTTGGTAGACGCTTCAAGTGCCTGAGTCAGACTTGCTAACTGGTTAGTTAGCGCGCCGACTTCTTCCTCGTGGGCGTTAGCGAACTCGCCCTTAAGTTCCTCAATCAGTTTGGGGTTCTTCTCCTTTAACTGGTCAAGGGTAGCTTCTTCCAACATATCTTCCTCCTCAAATTCAGTTTTAGTTTGTGTATAGGTAACTTGGGGAGCAGACTCAAAGATTGTGTCGATCCCAGCATCTGCGACCCCTGGACGGGCTGTAAAGTCGATACCGGACAGTGTTGCGTTCTCCATTACCTCTACATCTTGGCCATTAACCTTACCCATCCGACTTGTAACCGTACGACCGTCGGCTCGGATAGAAGTAGACCCGATATTGCTGTGACGGAGCAGTATCTGGACGTCCTGTCCCTCCATTGTGGGCATGATAACAGCTTTGAACTTTACCAGTTCCTTACGAGCGTCGGGACGGAAGAGTTTTGTAATCTTCCCGATGGGAAGCTCCTCCACAGTTGGCGAGAAGAACCCACCAGTCCCGTAAGCCTTTCCGTGGCTAGTGAACATCGTAGGGATACCACCCTCTGCGATGAACCTATTCGTGTTCTCGATAAGGCCCTCGTTAAACTCTTTCGAGTAGTAACGCATGTTCGCACTTACGATGTTGTCCCTTAGAGCAACACCTTCGACGTTCATGATGCTATCGTTGTCGCCCTCACTCGACTCACTAATCACTTCTAGAGCCGACTCGACGCTTCCCAGTTGGATGAGTAACCCAGTATCTCGCTCAGTCTCCTGAGGTGTCGTCGTCGTCGGTGTCGTCGGTCGGTTGTCCATTGTCAACTACCTCCTGTGCTTTCTGCTTTACGCGGTCTGCGACCGCGGTCCACTGTGCTGGTGTCATCTGCAGGAACTTTGCTGCGATATACTCATCGTCAACCACTCCGAGGCTCACAAGAGTCTGAGCTGCTGAGGCAAACGCTTGGAGCGCCTGTGCCTCCTCAACCACATCCAATCGTGAAGGATTGGGCCACTCAATTACGTACTGCACGTCGCGAGGATTGATCCCCTTTAACAGAAGTGTGAGTGCTACAAAGTGGTGAACGAAACCACTATTTACTGACTGAACTCTGCGAATCGTACGAGCAAAGCGTCTATCCTGGTACGACAGAGTCGCTTTGGCGTTGATATCTCTTTCCAACCCCAGATACGCTTTCGGCACCCGCATCGAAGTAAGGATCTTATTCTGGTAATACTCTACGGGATCCAGATGAGTGAACCCAGTACTCGCGGTGTCGAGAACACTGACGTCGGTCAGACCTTCGTGGATCTGGCCACTGAAGTCGTGGAACCCTTTTCCGATAAACAAGTCCTTTACCACCGACAGTTCCTCGTCTCCTAGAACCCCGGATACTACCTTCTTCTGGGTGAGGCCCCGCTTGAACCTCTGGATATAGGCAGTAGCCTCCTTTTCGGTCTTGCCCGTAACGTCAAGCTTGAATAGCAGCCGAGCAAAAGCCCGAGTTAGCCAGTTAACACACAGAGCTTCCTCCATTGCCTTCAGCTTCCGCCACGAGTGTCGAGCCGTGTAGCACATCGACCGCCCATACGGACTACTTCCTCGTCGGTTCCACCTAATATGCTCGACCTGCCACGCACGGAACCCCGCGATAAATTTGTTAGTTCGCGGGACGTACTGCTCAAACGCAAAGTTGCCTTCGGTGCTGCCCCGAAGCAATAAACCTACTTCGTCCTCATTCCGCACCATCGAGTTGGGCGGCATGTGCATCACCCGAACAAGCTGGAGGTTGGGTCCAAGTATGTACTGCTGGAAGTTGTCTCCATACAACAGAGTGTCCCGAGTAATCCCATACATCTTCTCGGCTAGTCGGCACTGTGCAATCGAATCCTCTACGTACTTCTGCACACGTTTAGACACTCCACTTTCCCATACGACCCGAAACGACTCCTCAGCACCCATCTCCGAGTTCACAGCTTCATCGGCCAACACGTCTAGTGCCACTGCAACCTCGTCGATGGTGTCCTCCATCTCCTCAGCGTCGTCGTAGATCTCTACCCGCTCCGTCGAGATGTCGAACCAGGCAGAAGTTAAAGCGGACATACTCGCATCGGCTATTCCAACAGTAGTTGTTTGGGTCTGCTTGGGTACCTGAGTACTAAACGACTTCGTGAGGAGTCGTACAAACTTTGCCAGGCCCCTCGGAGCTTCTACAATGCCGCCATGGGATTCCACAGTATCTCCTCCAATTCTTCCCTCGATAGTGGCCTCGACGTATCTAAACCTGAAAACTCACCTACTAACTGCTCTTCAGGTATCTCGTCACGTTCACGCTGCTGAGCCAGGAGCTCCATTCGAACCCAGTCGCCGCTGCTTCCAGCAACAGGAGCCTGCTCCGCACCAAACTGAAAAGTATCCGCGATCGTTACCTCTGTTGTAGCCAGTGCCTCCCATTGTTGAGCCAGACGCCAGCAACCCTCAAGTGCATCCAATCCGTCATCGTGCGGGAGCAGCGGGGCCTGTTCCATCTCCTCGTACAGAAGATCGAAGCTCCCAGTTGCCCTGTCGGGGAACGCTAAGTAGTCATTCTCGATGTCGGGCTGCAGAGACTGAATCCGCATTTCCTTTCCGCCCCGGTGCGACTGTTGTATTGGCACTACGGGAAGGTATGCACCCTGCTCACGAGACTCCTTAGCCGACTGCGATGCGAAGAATGCCTGAAACTGAACGGCCTCGATGCCCCAGCGAGCTACCCGATAACGTCTGCCCCATCTAATCTGGTCCTGAAGTAACGTATCCGGGGTCCGCCTCTTCATATCTGCCTCAATTACGAACCCCAGCCCCGAAGGAGCTCTTGCAATAATAATAATAGCGCTGTAGTCAGCTGCTTGAGTCTTACCCAATGATGGATCGGTGAACGCAAAGAGCTTACAGTCGGACAGTTTAACAGGCAAGTGTTCAAAGTGTGGAGTCAATACAACCTCGTCACCTATCCACTCCCGTGAATACGCCGCCCACCTTGGGAAGAGCCGATCCTCTGGAGCCACCGGAATGTTCTGGAGTTCCATCGAGAACGACGCCGAACCTTCGGATGCCTTCATGACCATGAGTTGGTAGTACGGATAAGCCTCCGGCCAAGCACTTACTGCACCGGCATCCATTTCCACCTTGCGCTCTAGGTAGAACGCATAGGCATCCTTCTCCTTATTAGGGTTCTCTATACTAGTGAGTATCTTTCGCCACTCGTTCCACAACTCAGGGTTGTCGGCCCACCGTGCAACCGCTCGATAGGTAGTGTGCTGGAACATCGGGTTTAGCACACATTTCCGTACCAAACACTCTGAGTGGATAAAGTTTCCAATCACTAGAATCTTTGTGTTTTCCCACCCAGCACGAACCACGGAACGGTTAAACCAGTTCTGGATGTCCCGACGCATCGTCGAACTCTGGACACCCTTAACGTCTTCTGGATCGTCAACGATTATCAGATCCGGCCTCCATTGCCGGAACTTTCGACCGCGAATCTTCATTCGGGACCCCAGGGCAACTACTTTTACGTATGTGGTCGTTTCGATATCATCTTCTTGCCACTTATTGCCCCGGAGGTCCCCAAAATCTTCAGCGATACGTTCGTTATTCTCGAACTCGTACTTCAAGGTCGCAAGGTGACCCTTTGCTTGTGGAAAGGAGTCACTTATGATTGGTATGAAGTGCCGCTTCTCGTAGCAAACACACCACGCAGGAAGCCCTAACACAGCCCAAGAAGTATTATGAACGACGAAGCCTTCTGCTACATAGTTATGATCCGGATGCTCGACCTCGATGTCGTATGTGTGAACCTCACCCTCATACTCAATGCTTACTACTGAGTCCCAAAAAACGTCGCTATCTACTAGAGTCTGAAGCTTATCTGATTTATCTAACGCAGCTACCTTTGCTACTCGAGTCCTTGACGAGTCCCTCCGATCGGGTACTACATGGAACCCGTGCTTCTTCTTGAATGCACCTTGACGCGTATTCATCAACTTATGCCACCCATAAGGCACGCAGTCTAGTTTGGCACCGCGTCCGTCGGTCCCTAGAACCTCAATGTTCATGAGCTGGGCAAACTCTTCACTTGTCTGATTTACAATAACTCTCCAAGCTCTCCCGAATCTACCCTCTGTAGGCGTCTCGTATACTTGCGAAACCACACCAAAGCGGCCTAGCAACCGCTGCACGTCTCGTACAAGGCCCTCAGACATCGAACAGTACTCATGACAAGTACCCGAACCTCTTGTAGTAATGTGTCCATCACCCTTCCACAGGGCTATCAAGAACGTTTCTACATCTTCGATAGGCCAACCAAATACCTCTCCGGGTATCCTCTTGGTGTACGAGTTTGAACCGTACAGTCCGTACCTACGAGCCCAGTCCCGCGCACCTGAACAGTAATAAGTGATCCCGTCTTCACGTTTGCCAATCCGTCTAACTCCCCAACCCCTAGACTCTGCAGCTTTCCTAAAATCAGTTACGCTGTCAGAATCTACTTGGGTAAAGGTAACGCCTCCCCCCGAGAAGCCTCCCTCAGAGATCATCCAGCCTAGAAGCTTGGGATCCACAGAATGATCCGGCTTCAATACTGCCTCAGGAGTCCAGCTACGGACCGCAGCAACCCTATCCTGCACGGTAAGGTTTTGTAAGTTGCGCCTCTTGGGTAGGCCCTTCTCAAGTACCGTAAACCCATGCTCGCCTGTTGTAGCAATTCTACGGCCTGAACGTGTACGCAGCCACCAAACCTCCTTGACACCTTGGTCGTATACAGCAACTACACTAGTTGGTACGAGCTTCATACTCTCGTAGTCCAAACACATAACTCGATCGCCTGGTAGTATGTACTGAACCTCAACCTCGGTCCCGTCACTCATTAGGACCAGAGTTTCTGCGACGTCGCACTTTCCGTGCCCCCTAGGCCACGCTATTGCGAGGTTCTGTCGGCCCGGGGTCTCTAGCATCTCCTCTACGGTCTTGGTAAATCCCTTGTGCATCGCAGCCACTGGCTTCGTGAAGTGGTTCCGTAGGTAGAACTGGCAGAAGAACTGGAGATCCAACTCCCCCAACTGCTTACGCAGCTCCGGCGCACTTAGTGAGACGTCCATCCACCCACTTGCAACGAGCTGCTCCTCAGTGAACCTCCGCTGCAACGTGTCAGCTATCAGTTGCGTATCGTACGAGTCAAGCTTCATTTACATCATCACCGAACATGTACTACATAATGGGATCTCAGCCTTCCGTCCCGCGTTGTGAAGCTCCCTAACGTGACTAAGTACCGGACCTCTCCAAATCTCTTCCATACTCTGCTCGTGAAGGTTACCCATTGACGTCTCCGGCCCACTGTCGATGCAACACATTCCTACAGAGCCGTCACACCAGATGTACATACCGGCAAACGGCTGAGCACAGGGGTCAGAGGAAGCGCACCCTGTGTAACACCTAGGCTCGCCGTCAAATTGCTCCGTCCTCGAGTCACACTCACGATGGGTAACCTCGTCAACTCGGCCTGTCCAGTACTTAAAGAACTCGGGTACCTCATGTCGATTCCGATTAGTAAACGTCATATGTGCTCGTGTAGTTACCGGGCTTCCTGCAGCCTCGTTCAGTTCAAGGAAGCGTAGGATGTTTGCAATTACAGCTGCCAACTTGAGTGGAGGCCTTGCAGCTTCGTAGGTCTCAGCGGTAACCCCGTCAACGGAGAACGTAATGTGAGCAATTCCCAGGTCGATCAGTATCTGTGCCATCTCTTCGCCCAGTAGGGCTGCATTTGTATACAGTACTACTTGGGTAGTTGGGAGCCTATCTCGAATGTAGCTAATTAGCGACTCGAGGTGGGGCCATACTAGGGGCTCCGCGTATCCATAGGGATGGAACACCTCCACTGGGCGCCCTACACACTGGTCTATAATGCCCTTTGCGAACTCAAGCGTCATGTCCTCACGCTTGAGGTACTGACTTGGGCATATAAGACAGTGTGCGTTACACCGAACACTTGTTTCGAGTTGTACAACTCCCGGAAAGTCTTTGGCGACTCGTTTCACTTACATTGTCTCCGTGAAAACTTCTGCATCTGTTTAACTTGACTCTCATCGATCCCTAGAGTTCGAGCGATATACTCAGTATCACCCCCAGCCATCTCTGCAAACGTCTCGATCCCTAACTCGTCGGCTAGCTGCTTACTTAGTTTCCTACCGAACCTCGTGAGTGGGTGACCTTGTACTTCGAGGGAGATTCCTGCGTTCTTGAGGACCTCTACGATCTCGGGTCGCATCACCATCCCGGCCTCCCAGGCCGCTCTACGAGTCGAGTTGGGATCCGCAGCGATGATCCGACGGTAGTGGGCGTTTCTGCGGCGAACCTTGGTTAGATAGTCAGCTGAAGAGTTCTGGTGTATATAGATGTACTCTGGATGGCTCGTTGCCTTTGTGAGACCCTCCGGCCCCGCATGGGGGTGCTCAGGATAGTGAACACTTCCGGCGTTCTTAAAGATCCTCCACACCGGTACCTTCCGTATAGCCTTCCCGTCCACATATCCATCCTGAGTCACAACGATCGCGTCGGCTTCATCAGCATCTGCCTCGGCAATGAGCTTGTCGCGAAGGTCGCTGAGCAGCTCGTCGCTCAACTTCTCATCGGGGTCGAACACAGCTACCCACGTCCCGTAAGGGATCACATTGTGAAGTGCCCACTCCCGTTGCGGGAAAGGGTTATGCTCACCCGGCCGCTCGAAGTAGCGTACATTTGAGTACGCTCCCGCAATGTTGAGGGTATCATCTGTGCACTTACCATCGTGTACCACAACCACATCGTCGAAGTACTTCGCGTGGTGTTCTAGAAACCCCTTGATGTGTTTCCCCTCGTTTCTTACAGCCACCAATAGTGTCACTGAAGCTTTCTCACTCACTTGTCTGCTCCTCTTCTAGTATAGGTCCGTGTACCCAGAATCGGTTCTTCTGTAGCTCCTCAGGTACTCCGACCCAATCATAAGTCCAAAAGTTATTGCCAAATGCATGACCGACGGCCCGACCCACGCCAGAACTCGAGTTGTAATAGTCATCGCCAAAGATCGTACCCCCCGAGGCAAGAAGCGGCTGGGAGATCGTAATGTCTTCGTATGCAGACTCCTCAGTGTGTTCTGCGTCAACGTAGATGAGACTAGCTTCTACGTCGAGCTCCTTCAGAGCTGCTACTCCATGGATAGACATAAGTGGTAGCGGAGTGATGTAATCCCGGACACCGTACTCCATTACATTCGAGAGAAAGAAGTAGTACGCCTGTGGATAGCCGTTCCGCAGCGCTAAACACTCATGTGCGCCTCCGCGCCACATAACATTGCCGGTTAGCCACGTATCGATGCAGACGATCTCACAGTCGAGGCCCAGCTCCTTAACCGCCATGGCCATCGTTATTGCAGAGCCGCCGTACCAAGTACCTAATTCAACAATGACACTAGGTCGAATCTGCTCGACCAACCTCCGGAACAGCGACGAGTCCCCGCCACCGGGGGAGTGGCCCAGACCGTACCTGTGCGGAACCGGTACAAAGCCCTCATATGGATCAACCCTGTGCAATGCATCCCTAATCTTCGGCATATTCATCCTCTCCGGTATTATACTCTACACGTAGAAACTCCGAAATGATTTCGGGACGTGCCGCATACCTTTCCTGCAGCCGCTTCTGGACGTTAGCGTACCGGCGGCTTTTCTCCCTAGCAGCATCGCGATCTCCGTGAGGCCCGTCCGTGCTCGAGTAATGTGTGAACTGGACCCCGCGTAGATTCAGTACCCGTCCTGGGCCTCCCGGCTGGATATGAATGATGTCCGACAGCACAGTCGACTCACGCTTAAAGAGCCGCACGTGCAGGGATACCTCCTGAGGCTCCAGGTAATACTCAAGGCGCCTAATCGCAACCCTGTCGCAGCGCTTCCTGACCGCGCGATCAATTGTCTGCTGAAGGTTCTCAAGGAACTTTGGCGCGAACACCTCATCTACGTCTCCCATAAGGACCCAGTCACTGGTACACACCGTCAAGCCACGCTTACGCTGCGGCTCACAATAACCCTCATAGGGAGCAGTAATGACCGTAGCTCCACACTCCAGAGCCACATCGACCGTGTCATCCTCACACTCGCCATCGTGTACGACTACGACCTCGTCGACGTAGCTCCACACCTCGGCAATACGATCCGCAAGTTTCTGCGCGTCGTGGCGAACTGCGATTAGAAACGAAGCTGTCCGATTACTCACAACTACGGCCTCCGTCACGCTCATTTCTCAATCACCACCGGGACGCTCGGGCTGATCGCCTTCGCGGTTGTTGCCAACGCTTTGGC